GCTGGTCGTGCGTATCCGAAGTACACGCGTCCTGCGATTACGGTGAACAAGACGACGACGGATGCGGCGATTAACAAGACGTTTGATCCGTTGGTTGCAACGTACAACAAGAACATTACGACATTGGACTTGGCGAAGTCGAGGGCGCAGCAGGCAGGGTTGGATCAGTACGCTGAGTATTTTGATCAGTTGATTGGCAATGAGTACGCCAAGATTGATCAGGCCAATGCGGACCGTGAGGCGTACATTGGTGCGATACCGCGAGCGGAGGGGTCACCGCCGGAGGGTGAGGTGGCGGACAGTCGATCGAGGGCTTTACTAAAAAAGTTATCGGGGGATAGTGACGCCGCCACTGTCCCCGTACAGCAGTATGGCAAAGGTGGATTAGTTCGTCGCGCAGAGGGTTCTCCGGTTTATGGAGAAATAGCGATTGGCGAAGGCGGGATTACGAAGGATACCTTGGCGGGCTTAAAGTCCAAGAAGGGAACGGGGTCGGCCTTGTCTGATTCAGCGCGACTGTTGCGTAACGTGATGGGTGAAGGTGTATCGAATCTGGAGTCGGCAGTACGCGGCTCAGTGGCCGCGATCCCCGGATCAGTGGGGGACATCGAATCGATCTTCCGTGAGAGTGATAAGACGAGGAAGTTTGCCACGACGGAAGAGGTCTTGCGCGACTACATGCCTAAGCGCATGACGAAGGCAACGAAAGAAGGTAAGGGCTTTGAAGAGGTGGGCTCGTACTTGCCGTTGCCTATTCCAGCGGGTACGGTCAGTAAGACGGCTAAGGGCGTGAAGACTGGCGCTAGGAAGGCTTTGGAAGAACTAGGCCCGATAGCCGCGCAAAAGTTAGAGCGACTAGATGCCAAACTAGGTATAGGTCCGATGTACGTGGTCAAACCAAAAGGTGGCAATTGGTTAAAAGGCCATGTTGAAATGGCGACAGAACGGTTATTAGCCCCACCGATTGCTGCTGAATCGCCAGCCATGCAAGTTTCAAGAATGGAGCGGACACTGAATGAGCCCGGAACTCCTGATTGGCAACGAGAATTTATTCAACGAAACTTAGACAGGGCACGTTCGGAATCTGCTGTTGATAGCTGGATTAACACTAAGCTTAACAAATACATTCGCAACGAAATGGCTACGCCAGAAGACCCGATTCGTGCGTTGGCCGAACGAGGAATTCTGCATGTGTCCCCACAACAGTTGAACTTCCGTCTTGACAGCTATGGTAAGTGGCCTTCTCCGGGCCAAGAGTTTTTTGCTAAGAGTGATGCAGCTAAGGTATGGGAAGGCGTGGCCGACAATTCTATTGCATCTGCGCAAGTCGGGGAGTGGAAAGGATATGCTCCTGCGGTAGAGAAAAACCCTTGGTTAGAAACAGTGCCCCCAGAAACGAAAGTTTACGGCACACTTGACAGCGAAAATCTTGCTATTGACCTTGGCTTCGATCATCTTATTGATGAACTCCGAGCAACGGTAGACCCCGCAAGTACTTTGCCGCAGAGTCTTCGTTGGACGCCCAAAGAACTAGAAAAGGTGACAGTGCCACAGGCGGTTGAGCGCGTTGCAAAGATTAACGAGTGGCGCGCTGCCGAAGCGGCAAAGGCGGAAAAAGCAGGAATGATGGGTAACCTGCAAGCTGCTCCGCGTCTGGTTAACGAAAAGTTTAGCGTATCTTTCGTAGACAAACCCGGTGGCACGTGGGTGGATGTTCCTGAGACAGTTGATGATAAAGCTGTCGGCGTTTGTACTTCCATTGGCAAAGCGGGTGGATGGTGCACTATGGAAGCGGCCCGTGCCAGAAGCTATGGTTCCGGCAATAACCGACTCACCGCGCTTTTAGATGCAGAAGGTCGTCCGCATCTTCAGGCAATGATTACGACACGCCCATATGTGTCTTGGGATGATGTCACACGGGATGTGGGGCAAGAACGCGCTTCTGCGCTTTGGAAAGAATTTAATGCGCTTGGGGAAACCAATCCGGGGCTTCGTTTAGTAAAGTTTCTTGAGGACAGAGGCATTAAACCCAAGCCATCCATTACGGAACTTAAGCCCCCCGGAAACTCTCTTGAGAGTAAGCGAGCACAGGACTACACGGCACGTGATCCAAAATACAGGCAAGAAGTTACCAACGCGGCGGTAGACTTTTTGAACAGCGGGAACTGGGGCAACGTCAAAGACTTGGACCTCTTTAACATCGTTGACCTAAATGATAAACCCTTGCTTGAGGCTTACGTAAGAGGGATGCATGAGAATGCGTCAGTCGCAAAGGATACATTTAACGCGGCGATGGATGCTAATCCTAATCCACCGCGCTTTATGACAATTCCACAACTTCGTGAATTCCTACAAGGTGGAATGCCTCAAGCAGATGTATTACGACCTCCTATTGGAATGTCAACAGGTGGTATTGTTAAAAAAGCTGCACAGGCCTTGACGAAGATGGGCGCGAAAGAGTCGCAGGTCGCTGGTAAAGAGTTGACCACGCTACAGGATACATATACTTCGTTTGGCGACAGCGTCCGCGATCGTGCTGCAAAGATGCGGCAGCAGATGGACGAGATGGAGTTCAAGTACAAACCGGGGCAGCGGGTCTTTACTGAGGATTCTGCGAAAAAGAATAAGCCACCATATACAATCAAGTCCAAGCATCTATACGGCAATATTCCGATGCGTGAACCGCACCCTGATAACCCATTAATGGGTAAAGTCATAAAAGACCCTAAAACAGGTAAAACTCAAAGAACACCGTATGAGCCCGGTTATTTAGTGCGTTATGAGAAGGGGGATGATTGGTCTGAGTTTGTTCTCCCAGAGTCCGCGATCAAAGGTTCGGTAGACGAGTTTGCCAAGGGCGGTAGAGTCGGTAAAAAGCTCCCCGGTAAGCGTAAATACATTTAAGGAAGAGTCATGCCAATAGATAAGCTCGGGGAAAACGAAAAGCCCTTGTCCGTGGAGATTGAAGCGGCGGGCATGCCTGAGATTGAAATCGTCTTGGAAGAGGACGGTGGGGCGACGATTGAGATGGGTGAGGAGGAAGCGGCGGAAGTTGACTTCTACGACAACCTTGCCGAGGTAATTAGCGCCGACGATTTGTCCGAGATGTCGCAGACGTTGTTGGCTTTTTACGAAGCGGACAAGTCATCGCGCTCTGACTGGGAGACGATGTACTCCAAGGGCCTTGATCTGTTGGGCTTGAAGCTTGAAGAGCGGACCAAGCCTTTCCGTGGTGCGGCTGGGGCAGTGCATCCGATGTTGACGGAAGCCATTGTGCAGTTCCAAGCACAGGCGATGAAGGAGTTGATGCCGTCGAGTGGCCCGGTTAGAACGCAGATCGTGGGCAAAGAGACGTTGGACAAGGCCCAACAGGCGGCTCGCGTTCAGGATTTCATGAATTATCAGATCACAACGGTGATGGAGGAGTACACACCGGAGTTTGATCAGGCGCTGTTCTACCTTGGTTATGGTGGATCGGTGTTCAAGAAGGTTTATTTTGATCGTTACTTGGGTCGGATGGTGTCCAAATTGGTCTTGGCGGACGATTTGTACATCCCGTACTACGGCTCAAGCGTCATGGGCCAATGCTCACGGATCACGCATCGTGTGGCGATGTCCGCGAACGAGTTCAAAAAGCGTGTTTTGGCGGGTGAGTACCTTGATTTGGACTTGCAGCCGGAGGCGTATGACCCAACGGCGAGCGATATTTCCGAGGCAGTCAACAAACAGACGGGTTTAACGCCGTCTGACGACGCGGAGGAGATGTTTTTGCTTGAGATGCACGTCGATTATGACGTGCCGGGCTTTGAGGATGTGGGTGAAGACGGTGAACCGACGGGAATTAAGCTGCCTTTCTTGATTACGATTGAGGAAGTGAGCGGTCGCGTGGTTGGTGTGCGTCGAAATTGGGAAGAAAAGGACGAATTAAAGCTCCGAATTCCTGCTTTTGTGCATTACGTGTTGGTGGAGGGCTTGGGCGCGTACGGTTTGGGCTTTGTGCACCTGATTGGTGGCTTGTCGAAGACGGCGACGATGGCGTTGCGTCAGCTTTTGGACGCTGGAACGCTCTCGAACCTGCCTGCGGGCTTCAAAGCGAAGGGTGCGCGTATCGCAGATAGCGATAATCCGATCCAACCGGGCGAGTGGCGAGACATTGACGCGGGTGGTGCGGAGCTAACGTCGTCATTACTGCCGTTGCCGTACAAAGAACCGAGCCAGACGCTGTTCTCGTTGCTTGGTTTTGTGGTGGATGCGGGCAAACGCTTGGCATCGATTGCCGATATGCAGGTTGGTGAGGGCAATCAGATGGCGGCGGTGGGCACAACCATCGCGTTGTTGGAAAAAGGCTCGATGGTGATGTCGGCGATCCACAAGCGCCTGCATTATGCGCAGAAGATCGAGTTCCAGTTGTTGGCAAAGGGCTTTGGAAAGTATCTGCCGGACGAATATCCGTATGAGGTGCCGGGTGCGTCGAGAAAAATCAAGAAGCAGGACTTTAATCAACTGGTGGCAGTGCTTCCTGTTGCTGACCCTAACATCTTCTCCGTTGCCCAGAGGATCACTTTGGCGCAAACGCAGTTGCAGTTGGCACAGACAGCGCCGATGATGCACAACATGTACGAGGCGTACTACCGTGTGTATGCGGCGATGAACGTCCGAGACATTGATGGCATCTTGAGACCGCAGAATACGCAGATGCCGAAGGACCCCGCGCAGGAAAATGCGGATGTGTTGGACCAGATGGAGTTGAAGGCCTTCTCTGGGCAGCAGCATGACGCGCACATCTTGTCGCATTTGATTATGGGCATGTCGCCGATGTTGCAGGCGAACCCGCAGGCGGCGATGACCTTGCAAAAGCACATTCTTGACCACGTTCGCAAGAAGGCGGAGGAGATTGTCGAGGCGCAGTTGTTCTCGGAGTATGGTGCGGACCCTGACAAGATGGTGTCCCCGATCCAGAAGGAGGGCATGATTGCGCTGGAAGTGGCAAAGGGCATGATGGAGTTGCGTGGCATTCAGTCGCAGTTGGCAGGTGAGGGTCCGGACCCTGTGGTGCAGTTGAAGGAGGCCGAAATTCAGCAACGTGCGCAGGCGGACAACCAGCGTATTCAGATTGAATCAGCGAAGTTGGATGTAGAGAAGCAAAAGGCAGCGGAAGTGCAGCGCGCTAACATGGCGCGGGTAGAGTCGCAGGAAAACATTGCGATGTTACGAGCGGACGTGGCGCGAGAGCGTCTCAATCAGGTTAACCAACAGCAGGGAGCGAGAAATGCCTCTTAAAAAAGGTTCTAGTCAGAAGACGATCTCCGGCAATATCGGTGAGATGGTCGGCAAGTTCAAGAAAACCGGCTCGATAGGTACAAGTAAGCCTAAGGGCAAGAAGGCGGCGGTCAAGCAGGCGGTGGCGATTGCGTTATCTACTGCGGGCAAGTCGAAAAAGATGGCTAAGGGCGGTGCGATGAAGGGTGTGCAGGGCCCTGCGATGATTGTGAAGAAAAAAGACGGGAACAACCCGGTTAAGATTTATTGATTTTCAAGCTTTCCAGACGGTAGCTAGAACCGTCTGCTCTCATGGAGATTTACCATGCTGGAATTTGCGGAAGCAGTTCTAAAGGACCTTAAAACATTGAGGTCTGACACTGAGGCGTTGATCTTGAACGGCTCGGTGACCACCATGGAGCGGTATCGTTTCCTGATGGGCCGTCTGGAAGGGTTGAACATGCTTGAGGATGCATTACGGGAACGCCTCAAGTCGTTTAGTGACGATGATTAACCCCGAAGGAGAACTGCATGGAAGCTGTAGAAGAAAATTTGACTGCTTTAGAGCGTAAATGGTTGGACCAGCAGAAGAACAAGGTTCCAACTATTGACGATGTCTTCAATGATGAAGGTCAGTTGGATGAGGTGAAGCTGAACGAGAGTGTTCGGGACCATCTCCCTCGTCCGACAGGCTGGCGTATTTCTCTTTTGCCGTATCGCGGAGCCCGAGTGACCAAGGGCGGCATTGCGATTGCGGAGGAGACGCAGAAAAAGACGCAATTGGCGACTACCTGTGCCTATGTGCTTGAGGTAGGTCCTTTGGCGTACTGCGACGAGGGCAAATTTCCAGACGGCCCGTGGTGCAAGCCGGGGGATTGGATTGTTTTTGGTCGCTATGCGGGTTCGCGCATCCCGATTGAGGGTGGCGAGATACGTTTGATCAACGATGACGAGGTTTTGGCGACGATTGCCAATCCCGAAGACATTGTCCACATGCTTTAAAGGAGAAATGAATGTCAAATGAACAACTAGAGTTCAACATTGGCGAGGACGAAGAGTCTGCCACGGTGGAAATGAATCAGGACGGCTCTGAGGCGGTGTTAACCGGCCTTGAGGAAGCTCCTGAAGTTCAAATGCCGGATGAGCCGCAGCAAGAACAGAAGCAGCATGCTAAGGACTTGGACGATTACAGCAACAATGTGCGCAAGCGCATTGAAAAGCTGACTGCACGACTACGTGAGACGGAGCGTCGTGAGCAGGCGGCGATTGAATACGCTAAAAACGTCCAACAGCGGGCAACACAGCTAGAACAGCAGTTCCGACAGACCGATACGGAGCGGTTGTACGAGGCTAAAACCCGCATAGATACTCAAATTGCGGCCTTAAAACAGGTAGTCCGGCAGGCGCGCGAAGAGGGCGATCTGGACACGGAGACCGAGGCACAAGAGCGTTTGACGGCCATTTTGATGGACCAGCGTCAGGTGCAACAGGCCGCAGCGCAGCGCCAACAGCAGGATCAGTTGGCCGCGTATCAGGCTCAGCAGCGCCAAGCTTTGCAACAGCAGCAGCAGGTGCAGCAGCCTCAGCCGTCAGAGCCCGATCCTCGGGCGGAGGACTGGGCCGAACAGAATGCTTGGTTTGGAAAGGACACGGCGATGACGCATGCTGTGTTTGGTATTCATGCCCAACTCATTAATCAGGAAAAATTTGACCCTCAAAGCGAGGAGTATTATGATGAGTTGGACAGGCGTATCCGCGAAGCGTTTCCTCACAAGTTCCAAAGTGGAAACGCTGGTCAAGCGCCCCAGAAACAACAGCGAGCACGATCCGCGCATTCCGTTGCTCCTGCAACCCGTTCGTCGGGAGTTAATAGTGCGCGCCGCAGCGTGAAACTGACTCCAAGTCAGGTAGCGATTGCCAAAAAACTCGGCGTTCCGTTAGAGGAATACGCTAAATACGTTAAGGAGTAAGACCATGGACAAGATTGACGTGCCTTCTTTAAATCGCAAGTCGCGGGAAGCCGAAAGCCGTACCGCAACTGCGCGCCGTAAGCCTTGGGCTCCTCCTTCGAAACTGGATGCGCCTCCTGCTCCTCCGGGCTATAAGCATCGTTGGATCAGAGCGGAAGCGAATGGATACGATGATCGTATCAATGTAGCTTCACGCCTGCGTGAGGGATATGAGTTGGTACGCGCCGACGAATACCCTGATTTTCTTGGCACTCCGATGGATAGCAACCGACACGCTGGGGTTCTCGGTGTGGGAAGTTTGCTCTTAGCACGAATTCCTGAGGAGACAGTAGCAGAGCGCAATGCGTATTACAGTTCCCGGTCCCGAGACCAGATGCAAGCTGTAGACAACGACTTGATGAAATCAAACGCGCATGACAGCATGCGCATCACCAAGCCGTCTCGTCAGTCACGAACAGTCTTCGGAAGTCCGAAGTCTGATGAGTAAACTTTTTTAAGGAATAGACAAATGGCAAACGTCGATAAAGCCTTTGGTCTGCGTCCTCTTGGCAACCTCTCTGCTACTGGTGCACAGAAGCAGTATGGCTATGTCATTGCGGACAACCAATCAGGCGCTATTTATCAGGGTGACCTAGTCACTCTCGTCGCTGGCTACCTTGTTAAGTACGTTAGTGGCACTC